CATGGCTGGGGCAAAACTATTACTAATTGACTTATGAGTGAGATAGAAAACAAGGGTCGGCAAAGCGACAACAAGGTTTTAGCTGCTAATTTAGGAGTAGATTTTGCAAAAGAATGGGCAATGGGAGAGGGTTTGGATAAGCTTACTGCTAAGTTAAAAATTCCGCTTGAGTCTTTAGCAGGAGGAGTTGGGAAAAAAGCAGTGAGCAAATTGGCTAGTGCACCAGCTGCTACCGCAATAGAAATAGTAAAGGGGCTTTATAAGCTAAGGAGTCCTGATGCTAGGGATGGAGATGCAGAAAAAGGTAGGCAGTTAATGCGAGAACCAGCGTGGTATCAGGTAGCAAATACTATTTTGAATTCAGCTGATGCAATGAGTGAGTATGGTGCAGCAATAGAGGAATCAGACAAGAAGGCGTTTGATAAAGCAAATGATCAAGGATGGCAGTCGATTAATGCAAAGGTTCAAGAGAAGTATGCAAGAAGTTCTTTAGCTCGTATGGAAGATGATCAAACAAATAGACTTATCGAGGATATAGCGTATGATCGGAGCTTGAGGGAAAAGAATGAAATGACGCGAGCAGCGGCTAAAGAATCTGGGAAGCCAATGGGTCCATTATATGGTGTTGAAAAAGAAACAGAATATAATCGTAAACAATTAGCAGAACAGGAAAAGATGAAAGATAAAGAAATAACAATGAATATGATTCGTTCTTATTTTAAAGATTACGCATAATATATGAGTGGAGATTGGAATGGAGTTATAGATGGCATGAGGTTTCCGCAGGGAGACAACATGGAGTTAACAAGTAATCTATGGATGTTTGCGCATGGTCGTAAGAAGGGAGATGGAAGTGATGTTACGCCTAATGATCGGTATAATTATTTTGTTCGGGCTGTGGATTTGGCGTTTAACTGTGAAGGATCTATCCGTGAGGTTGTGTGGAATGAATGGACTGAAATGATCATTCGTGAGTTGATTGGAGATTGGTCGCATCATCGGTTTCTATCTTTGGCTGGATGTTCGTCTAGTGGTAAGTCGGACGCTGTGGCTTTGTATGGATTGATGTCTTACTGGTCGAGGCCTACGGATACCTATTTCATTGTAATGAGCACAACTAAGTTGTCTGCAAGGGGGCGTATCTGGAAGTCAATCAACCAGTTCTGGAGTCAAGCAACAGAAAAGGGATGCCCCGGAAAGCTTATTGATTCAGATGGTTACATCAAAGGAGTTAATGCTAAGGGACAATTAACACGAAATAGTGGCATTGTATTGATGGCAGCGGGAGGGAGTGAGGCTGCAACTGCGTGTAAAGAGATTCAGGGCTTGAAGAACGCTAATTTCTTAGTGGCGGCAGATGAGTTTGCTTACTTAGGCGAAGGCATATTGAGAACATCTAGGCAAAACTTAACATCAAATGAACGCCTTACATTTTGTGGGATGAGTAACCCAGATAGGATAAGTGATTCATTTGGTGATTTGAGTGAACCTAAAGGAGGCTGGAAAACTATCACTGAGGAAGACGAAAGATGGGAGACTAAGTATGGTGTATGCGTAAGATTGAATGCAGAAAAGAGCCCACGTATCCTTCACCCTGAACTGGTGGATGAAAATGGTAGGCACAAATATCACTGGCAACCAAACCAAGAGCTTTGCGACATGGTGGCTGAAGAGCGAGGTGGTAGGAAATCAAGGGGTTATTATCAATTCATCAAAGCTTTCTGGTGTCCAGATGGTGCAAGTAATTCAATCTATTCTGAAATAGAGTTTTTAAATTCAGGAGCATTGGAACTTGGTGAGCCTGATTGGGATGACAGACCAATAGTTATAACGGCACTTGATGAAAGCTTCTCTAGGGATGGCGATAGATCATTCTGTGCGTTTGCAAGGCTTGGTAAAGTAAACGGAAGAGATCATTTACATATATGTCATGAAACCACTCTTGAGGAGGACGCTACGAATAAAAGTGTTCCTCATACATTCCAAATTGTAGATAAATGGAAGTCTTTAGCCAATGATTTTGAAGTTAAGCCCAACAACGCAATTATGGATGGTACTGGCGGAGGTCAAGCATTTGGTCATATTGTGGATGTTCAATGGAGTCCTGCGGTTCAAAAGGTAAACTTTCAGGGAAAAGCATCTGATCGGGTAGTGGTGTTTAGAGACAAGAATACAACCTTCTTTAATAAAAATAGTGAGATGTGGATTCAACCAAAAGAATACATACGATCTAAACAGATTACTGGGCTATCTAAAGAAACAATGGCTGAGTTAATTGAGAGGGAATATCATGCTAGGGAAATTCGCGCTTTGCGAGTAGAAAGCAAAGATGAAGCTAAGAAGCGGCTAAAGAGAAGTCCTGACCGAGCTGATGTATTTAATATGTTAGTCGAGAAAGCAATTAGCTTAGGGGCTTTTCGGAGCGAAGAAGTAAAGAGAGTTAGCAAAATGGCTAATAATGGATGGCAAAAAGCTAGAAGTAATAAGCAAATTGCTACAACTTGTGGTCGTAAATTTAAACGTGGACTATGAAATAAACGTTGATGATAAACTATTCTTGACAATGGTTTGATCAAAATATATTATTCATTCAATGAATACAGAATTTCTAGGTAAAAGTCGTTTAGAGCAAGATGGTTCTGCTAACAGATACCAAGCAGTCACCTTTACTGGTGGCACATATGCACCTACAATTAATTTTAAAGGAATTCATGTCAATCAGGATACAACTCTTGTATCTGTAGGGCTAGATGGTAATGCTGTTTCATTTGCTTTATCAAAAGGAACGCATCCAATTGCTGGCATTTCATTGACTGAATCTGGAACATCTCCGACTACTGGAATTATTGCTTTATATTAGTTATGCCTACTCACATTCGTTTAGGAATTTCACTATCTTCCATTTCTAATGGCGGAAGTTTATTTCCTATTAACGGATTTGCTTATCCAAATGAAACCCTAATTGCTCCAGCAGGAACAAGTTATCAGTGGTATGTGAACGATATAGCAAGAGTGACTACACAAACTATAGTGCTGACTCTAAACGATATTGGACTTACTGTTCGGTGCGTGGTTGACGGGGTAAAATCTATCCCAGTAACTGTGTGGCATCCAAGAGATGTATCAGCGGTCAAGCATTTCTGGTGGGCTGAGAGCGGGGCGTTTAATTCTTTAGGTAATAATTTCACCGACGAAACTAGAAGCTTTACCACTACTCAACCAGAGACTATGACTTTGAGTAGGAATGGTTCTTTGAATGGTAAAGCTGCGTATGGTGACGTAGGAACTCCTGACAGTAATTACTGTTCTTGGAGCATTGTCAATAGCAGATGGGAGCTGGTAATTAGTTCCGCATATTATGGAGAACTCAGTGACTTCATTTACTATAGTACGGAAAACACTACATATCCTTGGCAGGTAACTACTTGGACGGGTGGACTAAACGCAAACTTACAAACTGCTACGCAAGTAGCTACTACCGTTGATACTCTTGCAACTGACGGGCAGACGGTGCTTTATTGGAGGGATATTATTGGTGGATTAAATGCGCTCAGTACCTCACCCAATGCTGGTCTTTTTGAATCCACAGATTTAGATACTGCATCCATAAAATTTGATTCAACAGATTTCTTTACTCTCCATTCAAATCAACGAACTATTTTCAATTCACAGAATTGTTGTTATATTTTTGCAGGAGCGCAGGACACATTACGAACTGGCGGCGATGTCACGCACGGTGTTGTTTCAGTTAACAGAACTTCAACCATTCCGAAACTTGGATTGTTTACGCGATTAAATAGTTCAAATTCATTTGCCGCTTCTGCAAGTTCAAACAATTCTACGGCAGTAAATGTAGTTTCAACCTCAGATGCCGATTACAATGTATTAACTGCGGAAGCAATATTTAGTGACGGTGCCTTAAGGCTTAGGCGTAATGGTAGTCAATTAGATTCTGTAGCTGTATCCTCCACAATCCCAAATAACACCACCGCTGGTTCATACATCGGGGCAGGAGCCAGCAACAGCACAGCAAACTTCAACGGCTACATGACAGCCATTGTATTGGCTGCTGACTCCACCCCTTTATCAAATACAAATCGCAACCATATTGAGAGATTCATAGGCTTGCTTGATAGTGGCATCGACATTCCGTTGGTTTATCCACCAAACACATTTAGTGCTACGGCGAGTGTTGTATATGATACAGTGGATGGCATTCGGCTAACAGAATCAAGCAACGCTATCCCAGATTATTGGACAAGTTCTGACAGTCTTTATACTTCCCGCATAACCTTTAAATCGACGCTGACTTCGATTGGGATAGATGCTTTTGCAGCCAGCACATTAGACTACCCTCTTACTTTTCCGAGTTCACTTATTACAATCGGAGAAGGCGCATTCCGAGACTGCATAACTATAACAGGTTCTTTGACAATACCAAACTCAGTCACCACGATTGGAAGTAACGCATTCTATTACTGCTATGGTTTAACAGGACTTACCATTGGCAACTCAGTCACCACGATTGGGAGTGCCGCATTTACCAACTGCACTGGTTTTACAGGGTCGCTCGTCATACCCAACTCAGTCACTTCGATTGAGATCGGAGCGTTTCAGGGTTGCAACAGTTTTAATGGTTCATTGACTATCGGAAATTCAGTCAATACGATTGGGACATTAGCATTCTCAGGCTGTTCTGGATTCACAGGATCTCTCACCATACCTAACTCAGTTACTGTCATCGGAGATACTTCTTTTCAATTATGCTCTGGTTTTAATGGAACCTTAACTATTGGAAATTCAGTTACTTCCATTGAGTCTCTTGCATTTTTTAGTTGTAGCAACTTTACACGAATCAACATTAATAAATCGGTCGCGCCAACTATCAATGCAAGCGCGTTTAACGGCATGACAGGGGTATCCCCAGCAGTCATCCACGTTCCAGTTGGTGCAACGGGATACGCCGCAAGTTATAGTGGACTAACAGTTGTAAAAGATCTCTAATTAAGCCCATGCCTAAAACGATACATTACACATCTGGTCTGCCACGCGCTTGCTCCACTCTACTTCAGAACCTCTTAGCACAGAACCCGCTTGTCCATGCTACTGCTACCAGCGGTGTACATGAGATCATGTATATCAGCAAGGCGTTCTTTAAAACCGATGAGTTTCGTTCGCTGCCCCAACCACAAGAAGGTGAACAGCTTTTTTCTAACTTCATGCACGCTGGGATTGAATCAGCTTTTGACAACTTAACAGACCGCCCGATTGTGGTGGATAAGTGCCGCGCATGGATTGGCAGTGCTAACCTATTGTTCAAACTATTTCCTGACGCTAAACTACTTGTTCCAGTCCGCGACATTCGCGGTGTGCTTTCGAGCATGGAAAAGAAGTTTCAGAAACATCCTGAGTTCCAGTTTGAAGTCAATCAGCAAGATACCATGCGTCTCCAAACAGTCGAAGGCCGTTGCCAGTTCTGGCTTGATTCCGCTCCTGTAGGACTCGCTATCCAGCGTCTGTATGAGCTCGCTCGTCTCCATAAAGACAAGGTTCACTTTGTCCACGCTGAAGACCTCACACGCGATCCCCAAGGCACGATGGCTACGGTATGGGCGTATCTAGGCATGGATCAATTTATCCACGATACAAACAACGTGGAGCAATACACACAAGAGCATGAGCTTGGTTATCCTTATGGCGATCATGCTGTTCGTGGCGAAGTAAAGCCATTGGTACCTGATTGGCATGATACCCTCGGTCGCCAACTCTCCGAAGGTATAGCTCAGAAATTTAACTGGATTAACGAATTATGAAATATGCAATTTTAAACCAACGGCAAAACGTTATGGCAGTTTTTGATGAACCGCCAGAGCAATCGCATGTTGAGGTTTCTGACGAGCTAGTTGAAAAAATCAACTCCTTCAAAGAACAAAACAGATTAGCGTTCTTAATCAATGGGGAGATTACTAATTTTCGGGAACAGAAGTCTCTTGGTAACTTCTTGAGATGGGATAGCGTGAATAGTGAATGGATTATAACACCTATGCCAATCCTCCCTGCTGACCCACAACCTACTAACTTCGACACAATTTAATGTCCTCCAACAAATACGACATCAGTATTGATCGGATAGTCAAATAGATAAAACTTGACCAATATATAGATAAAGTCTAATTTATCTATGTAATTATTTAATTTAGCCAACCTAAAAAATGTCATTATTTTCTGAAAGCGAAGAATCACTAGAGTTATTGCAAACTTTAGATGATGAAACATATGAGCCGCCATCTGAAAGACTTGGATCTCCAGAAGCTTTAAGGGCAATCTATGATAAGCTAAAAGATGATGATGCAGATGGATCTTATAATAGGTCTTTAATACAAGGACAAATGGATTTCGTTCCTCCCCATGATGATGTTGAATTGGAAAATAAAGGACAATCTGATCGTTTTAATATTACAACTGGTGAAGGACCTGCTATTAAGAATGAAGCTGTAGCCGCTTACATGGATATTTATACAACTCCTAAAGTGCTGGCTGACATTCCATTAGACGGGACTATAGACAAACAACAAGCTGATGCATGGAGTTCCATCTTAGCTGAAGAATTTACAGCAATGGACAGAAATGATGATGCATCATTACCTTTGCATTTGCAGTTATCTGATACATACGTAACTCATGGAGTTGCCATAGCTTACTTTGATGATAAATATACCATGCGTTATTCTGTTGCTGGTTTAGATCACTTTAAGTTCCCGCGTAATACAGGCATTGTTTCAAGTGAAGTAGAAGCAACTACAGCATTAGGTCACTACACAGTGACACAGCTTTACGCTAAGGCTAGGAGTGGAGCAGAGGGCTGGAATGAGGAAATGGTTAAACTTGCAATTTTACAATCTACTGCTGCAACAAGTAATAAAGATTGGAATAACTGGGAGCTTATACAGCGTGATATTAAAGCTAATGAGATTTACGTAAATTCTATTTGCCCACCAATTGAAGTTATTCATGGATGGTTTCAAGAATTTGATGGTAAAGTTAGTTATTATATTTCAGCTAAAAATCCTCTTTCAAAAAAAGGTGGA